AACAAGCCAAACAATCCAGACAGATACAAGCTGATGGAGCAACATTTTGATAAAATGTCGATCTGGTTTTTTGGAAGCAATAGTCCGGCCAATCTGGCATCGAGGAGTGTCGGCTTACTATGTTGCGATGAAACTGACAAGATGGCGGAGGCCACATCAAAAGAGGCAAACTCACTCCAGTTGGCAGAAGTTCGAACCAAAACATACCCGCTTTCCCTGACCATCCAGACATCAACTCCAACCACGGAATACGGGCATATCTGGCAGGCATTCAAGCGGGGGGATCAAAGATATTATTATGTGCCTTGCCCATTCTGCGGGGAGGAGCAGACGCTCGAATGGCCGAATGTGAAATGGGACAAGGATGCAAGGAATTCCGATGGCGAGTGGGACAATGAGAGAGTCCGCAAATCGGCTTACTACGAATGCTCCAAGTGCCAAGGAAAAATCACCGATGGCCACAAAACCAAAATGCTACGATCTGGGAAATGGAAACCCACAAACATGAACCCAGAGCCACAGGTCAGGTCATACCACTTGTCGGGTCTTTACTCGCCTTGGGAAACTTTTGGAAAGCTGGCCTGCCAATTCCTGAGTGACAAGAAAAGCGTTCTTGGATTGCAGAATTTTGTGAACTCCGTTTTAGCCCAGCCTTGGGTGGAAATTGAGGAAGAGGGACAGGATGTTAAGATTTCTGGGGCTGGATATCGGATGGGCGAGCAATGGAAGGAATGCGAAACCAGAATCATCTCGGCGGACATTCAGGAGGCAAAAGGATTTCACATGTGGGTTGTGGTCAGGGGATGGAAGCGGAGCGGGGAATCACGGCTGGAATGGTGCGGGAAGCTGGAAACTTGGGATGCCCTGCGAGCCTTGCAGTTGGACTGGAAAGTGCCGGATAAAATGGTTTTCTTGGATTCTGGAGACCAAACCAGACAAGTTTACTATCAGGCCTGCAAATGGGGATGGACTTGTCTATTAGGGTCTGATAGTCAATCATTTGTGCATATGACTAAAAACGGGAAGATCATAAGGCCTTACAGCACAATCAGTTGGGGAGACCCACTTTCTGGAACGAATAGAACCGCCCAGAGCGAAGGACTAGCCAAGCCAAGGTGTCCAGTCATAAAATGGTCAAACCCCGCCGTAAAGGACATCCTAGCGTTATTGCGGGGCAATAAAATGAGCAAATGGGAAATACCCGATGACTGCCCTGAAGAGTGGCATGTTCATATGAACGCAGAGGTGAAGAGGCCTAAATTCAACCCCCTATCAGGTAGGACAAAAATGATCTGGTACAGGCTACGAAAGGATAACCACTTGCGGGACGCTGAATGTATGAATCTTACGGGAGCAATGCTGTCTGGGTGTATGCCAGTTCCAGACGAAAAAACGATTTTAATTAACGATCAAAATAAAGAAGGCCTGTTGACAGAGGTAGAGTGATATGGCCGTTCAGGGCGTTTATTTTGGGCTTCCCCTTGCCACGGTTCAGGACATCAGGACAAATGCGCTAAATGCGATTGAGGCAATCCTGAAGACTGGATCTTCATATAGTATTGGTGGAAGGCAACTTACTAGGGCTAATTTGTCCGAATTACAGAATACAGTCATGGAGGCCACAGCCGCTATTCAAAGACTCTCTGGCCCCACCTCAAGGATCAATCGGGTTTATCTGGACTTCTCGCAGGGTGGGCGTAGTTGATATAAATAGCGGTAAATAAAATGCCCCAGTTAAATATCCTAGAAAAAGCCATCAGCAAGATTAGCCCCAAGTTCGGGGTCAAGCGGTTGGCCGACAAGTGTAAGCTGGTTGAGTTTAATCGGTTTGCGGCCGCTTATCCCATGAAGGATCGGATGCCTTCCCGACCCCTTTCGGGTGGCGAAGGATTCTCCTCAACCTTTGAGCGGATCGAACTTATCAAAGCCGCCCGTGATCTGGAAGATAACAACCCGATCATCCGATCAATCCTCCTCAAGTTCTCGCAGTATGCCCTCGGCAATTTCCGCTATATGTCCCGCACTGGGAACAGGGAAATCGACACCATGTACGAACACTACTGGATGTCATGGTGCAAGAAGGCGGACTTTTTTGGTCGGCACAATTTCCATGCACTCTCTCATCTGGCCTTGCGCTCTACATTGCGTGACGGGGATGTGGGCTTCGTAATCACAAGGGAAAATAGCATTGACGGGATGCCCGACCCGAATTCGGATCTGAAGTTACAGGCAGTCGAGGCTGATCGTATCGGCGGAAACTTCGACAATCCGACATCCTCACAGGGTTATATCGGCGGTGTGGTGTTTGACGAAAATGGCCGAAACATTGCCTATCGGGTCTATCGCAGGACACAGGGCAATGCCTACCTAGACCCACAGGATATCCCATCCCAATCCTTCATTTTGGTTTATGACCCGCTTCGTCTGGATGAGGTTCGTGGGCGGAGTCACCTCGCATCTATCATCAATTACTGCAAGGATCTTCAAGAAACTTTGGATGCGGAAAACATGGCCGTTAAGAACGCCGCTTTCCGAGTGATGACGATTACCAACAGCACTGGGCAGGCGGACGATCCCGCTTCCTATTTCAATCAGGCCGAGACCGATGCATACGGCAATCTGATGAACATGGAGTCCATGCAGAAGAGCCAGATCAATTACCTTCCCACTGGTGCGGATATGAAGATGTTTGAGTCTGGCAGACCTTCAAATGCTTTTCACGGGTATGTGGACATGATCGTTCACATGATCGCCCTAGCCTTTAATCTGCCTTTCGGATTCTGTTACGATCTGGCCAAGCTGGGTGGCCCGACTGTCCGCTTGGAGATGGCTCTGGCATCACGCACCTTCAAACGCTGGCAATCCATCCTAGAAGACAGGTTTTTTGATAGGGTTAAGAATATCGTGATAGCAGACGGAATTTCCCGTGGGCTTATTCCGCCCTCCAGTCATTTTTCCCGTGGGAAATGGATCTATCCGAGTGACCCGACTATTGATGTTGGCCGTGATTCACAGGCCAATATCCAGATGTTTAAGGCTGGCCTGATGACGGCGGCCGAGGCCTACGGGACTAAGGGCGAAGACTACGAAGAGGCCATGAGGCAGAGAGCCTATGAAGTTCGCTACGCCAAGGATCTTGCGGAAGAATTTCAGATCGGGGTGGATTCAATATCGGAGGCATTCAAACCAGAACCCCCCAAAATGCCAGAGATGCCTCAGTTGCCTCAAATGCCTGAAGGATCTGAACAAGCCCCAGAGGGAGGTGAATCGGACGAAACCGATGAGCAACCAGAGGAAACCGAGGAGCCTATGGAGCTTGGAGTTCCTGCACGTGCCAGAAGGACATCAAAAAAGAATTCCTTCACCCTTCAGGATGCGGAGATGATTCTGGACGCAATCGAGATGCAAAGCATCGATGACATTGATCTTTCGCCTTCGGACGGAATGGTGGAATCTGCAAAGTCCGCCCTTCGGGTTCGTGCCGAAAAACCAGCCAGCGAGCGTGGCATGACCCAAGTTGGGATTGCACGGGCTAGGGACATCATCGGACGCAAACGGCTTTCTCCGAGGACATGGAGGCGTATGAAGGCATTTTTCGACAGGCATGAGGTCGATAAGAAGGGTTCGACATGGAGCGAAAAGGGCAAGGGCTGGCAGGCGTGGATGGGATGGGGCGGGGATGCCGGATACACCCGTGCGAAAAAGATAGTTGAGCAATTAAATAAGATTCGCTCCGGAGAATAATTTAATGACATCTCTTTGCTACAACTCAAAGAGGGTCGAACTGGATTGCGGTACTGGGGCGGGCGGATTCAAGGCTGGAAACACATGCGCCAAAGGCGGAGGTGCTTCCCCCGATTTGATGGGTCAAAAGCTTGTAGAAAAGATCAAAAAGCAGAATCCCAAGGCTGATGTAGCCAAGGAAGCGGTCAAAATGGGCGTAAATGCGGTTGTGAAGGCCGTCCGTGGGGCGAAGATCGCTGGCCAGTATGGGGCAAGCAAGACAGCCGATATCGTCCGTTGGCTTGGCTCTGAGAGCGGGAAGAGCTTTCTGGGTGCAGTTGGAAGGACTTTGAAAATTACTGGAGTCGGGGCAATCGGGGCTTTGCGTGGTCTGAGAAAGGACAGATTCAGGATTCTCGGAACGGCAATTTTTGCCCCTCAGTTTGTCCCATTTTATGCAGGAGCTTCGGCACTAAAAGGATTTTTCAGCGGGGCAGTCGAGGAATACAATTCCGAGGGCGGTGGCAGACAAATATCAAATGCCATTCGGACAAGAATTGGTCGCCCAGAATTTGAGGCGAAGGCCGAAGATCCCAAACTTGAGGATGTTGTTGCGTATCTCTCCGATGTTCTGGCGGTATCCATAAAGGATTATATCGAAGGCAAGGAGCAGTTTGAAATAACGACATTCGCCGAAGACACTTGCCCGTTACCAACTCAAGACATAAAGGTAAATCTGGCCAATAGGCAGAAGGCCATCGAAACAGCCAATTATGGGCCAGCCAACCCCAAGGAGCCAAACGAGGAATACTGGGCTAAAAAAGCAAAGATTTTTGGAGGCTCGGTCAAGGAAGCAAAAACCATGCTTTGCGGGAACTGCGCTGGATTCAACAAGACCTCAAAGCTTCTTGGTTGTATAAGCAAGGGGATCGGGACGGACGCAAAGGAAGTCGAACAAGCCGGAGACCTTGGCTATTGCGAGATCTTCGATTTCAAATGTGCATCCCTCCGCACTTGCGATGCTTGGATAGTTGGAGGCCCGATTCAGGACAAGAAAGAGCTTGCGGATAATTGCGGGACAGGAGCGGGAGGATTCAAGGAGGGCAACACTTGTGCTGGAGAATCCAAAGGAATGCCAGCAACAGTATTTCATGGTACTGCATTCAATATTGCCAAAAAGATTCAAAAAGAGGGCATTTTGCCATCCGAAAGAGGGCAATATGGGGCTGGAGTTTATGCTACAAATAATTTGAAGGAAGCGATGCTCTGGGGCTATGCCAAAGCCAAGGATTCGATGAATAGAACCGAGTATGGCGGAAGAATGCTTATAGGCATAGTTGAGGCTGTCGCAGATAATTTCAATCAGGTTAAAAGCAAGGATGTTGAGTCCGCAAAGGGCAAATACAATATAAGCTATTTTCTAAACAAGGGTAAAGTTGCACCAACCAAAGTAAAATCAATTCGGCTTTATGACGGATTTAAAATACGGGATTGGCTGGAAAAAGATGTGGTGGATACAGATCTTCCAGAGCCTATGGCGGTAAGAAAACTTGAGGCTCTTCCTAACGGCAGAGTACTTATTCCGATTATAATCAATCAAACCAAGACTGAGTTTGCGGATAATTGCGGAACTGGATCTGGCGGGTTTAAGGAAGGAAACACTTGTGCCAAAGGAAGCCAATCTGGAGGCATATTCATATCACCCAGCACCGAGGAGAATCAGGATTTCAAGAGTGCAAAGGCCAAGATCGATTCCGGCGAACAAGCCCGTGCCGTAAGCCTATCAAAAGATGTCATCAAAGATCAGGGGATGAAGGGAGAATTCAAGAGTGCAATCGGGGACTGGGAAGACGGGGCGGAGAATGCAATCAAAATCGAGGTGCAGGATGCCCAAGATTATGACCAGATCGCCTACACAGCCGCAAAGCTTGGGTCGATGTTCAAACAAAAAGCGGTCATAGCATTTCAGAATAAAAACGATGGCGAGGATTCCATCTATAAGATATCCGCCCCTAAAGGGATGGACGACATGAGAAAAATCCTATCGGATAACGGAATCAAATTCAGGACTATTTTTGAAGATCGTGGCAAGAGCAATGTCACGATCTTCGACAAGGGTTCTGAGTTGCTTTCCAAAGTAAACAATGTAATGGAGGTAGCAAATGCAACAGGACAAATCATTAAAGGAGTCGGCGAATTCATCGGAGGCGATACCCGAATCCAAGGAGAACAAGCCTACCGAAAAGCCATTTCAGACTACGAAACCAAGTTCCCGACTAGAACTCGTCACAGATTCTCCGCAGGGATCGGGCTTCATTATAACGGGAGCGCATATCAGCTAGGAGATTGCGGGACTGGGGCGGGGGGCTTCAAAGAGGGGAATACTTGCTCAAAGGGTGGCGGTGCTGGCACAACCATGACCCCAAGCTGGGCTAGGGAGAACCCAGAAAAGGCCAGCAAGGAAACAGCAAAAAATACCACCCTTTTCCACGGGACTTCAGTGGATGTGCTGAAATCTATTAAGGAAAAAGGCCTGCTCCCATCCAAGTCTGGGGTCTGGGGCGGTGGCAAGGTTTACTCCACAGACAGCTTGGATCTGGCGATGGAGTACGGAGTTTTGAGGGCGACTGGAGCCAAGGCCAAGGTAAGCGGAAGAACGATGATCGGGATCATCAGCGTATTGGCAGAGGGATTCCAGAGCGTTGCCGACAACATCCCGACAGTCAAGGCACAGAAGATGGGCAAGACGGGATTGGCCGCCGTCTCCAAAATCTTTACCAAGGACGGGGCAGTATCACCCAAGTCGATCCGCAAAATCGACATTTTCGATGTCGATAGCATCAGGAAATATGTTTATG